ATAAAAAATCCGGCAGATTGCCGGTGTGTGTTGTTACATTTGCTTAGGGTTATTTAGGTTGCTGTGTGTTATGCCAGTCGCAGGATAGCCCACCGGCGTAACTATCATCGTAAACAAGGCAGGTGATTTTGCGCCCATCACTTAAAGTCATATGTGTTTCTTTTATACGCGAGGTAAGCGTTTCTACATAAATTTTACGTACTTCAGCTTTCTCGGCTTCTGTCATTTCACAACCAGCAATAAAAAAAGCCGCTATGGCAGCTATAATCAATTTAGTTTTCATGTTATCTGTCCTGATAATCAAAATAATAACCAGCTAAATGCTGGCTTCTCCAAATAGTGAAATGGTGAGGCTATACAGGCTCCCAATCTACAACCACTTTTACTGTTTTTACTACTTCGTACGGTTGATTTTTATAAGAAATACTTTGCTTCTTAGTTAAGCCACGACGCCAATCGATTGCATAATATTTATCATTAAGAAGCACGATGCTTCGTATATCTTCAAACCATCGATGGGAATTAATAATCTCCTCATAGACATGAAAACAACTAATTACTTCTCGTAATTCATCATTGGACAATTCATCACCATCAGTAATTTTTTTATAGATTTTTTGTTCAAAATCTTCAGGTTCCTCAATCATTTCTTCATCTCGCAATAAAAAAGCCAGCATCTAGCTGGCTGTGTCTACTCATCCACGAAAATGCACTCATTGAATGCATTTGAATTGATAAGCTATCCGTAAATTTTCATGCTTATTGCTTCCCACTCGTTATCTGTAACGTCCGAAAAGCAGAAGGTATATCCTGTCCGCATACCTTCATGTGTACCAACATCAGCTACTACTCCTCTATTGCGGGAGAAAAAGAGAACAATCATGTTGTCTTCTTTCCGTTTTCTAGCTACAGGGTATGTAATTCCGTCTTCAGTAGATTCACCAATTCCAATTACATCTGTAATTTCTACATCTACAGGTTCCCAAACGTCATAATTCATGCATGATTTATAAATTTCCTCTGTACTCCCAACGCATAACGGAGATTCACCTGCATGGACAATCGTACCCTTATGTTCACTCCAAAAGATAACAACTAGCCCATCATCGCCTTTGCATTTTCGACCTACTGGATATTTAATTTCAACTTTCTTTGCTTTGGTAACTTCAATCATGATTAATTCCTTTCAATTTACGTTATCGAAATATGGGGCGATTATTAAAAGTCTTCCTATACGACGGGGAAGAATTCGCACGTCTAGGTCTGGGTGATTGATCAAAAACTGGGATATACTTGTCTTTTCATTCTCTATAAAACCCTCTATCTTGTCTCTCAACCCTTTAAGCATAAGCTCTGTCGCTCTAACCGCAGATGTTTTATCTTTATATAAAAAACCCAAATCTGCCAAAAACTTAAGGCCTGGGTTATGTTGTGTATATTTAATTCCCATATATAATTCTTTCGTTAACGGTTCGCTAACCCAAAAGTCACCACAAACCGCTGATTCAGCATCTACAAAATTAAATAAGTACCTATTTTCCTTAACGAATGTTTGCATGTATTTAGAAGCCATTTTAGCCTCTTCCTTAGTTGAATATATAAGGTTCGAGTCTAACCTCTCATTATCCGTACGCGAATCCATCCACTCATCAGGCATAAAGCCATCTTCATCTGTGGGGTCTGCGATGTAAATCACAGTGTTCATTAAAGGCTTTCTTTTTAATGGGAAAAAAGGCTCAGTCATTTCAATCTCCATGTTAATTATTTGTTGGTAAAACTAAAGCCCGCTGGTTGGCGGGCTATTTAGGCAAATGCTAATCCTATAAGTAAAATTAGAAGCATCTGGCATCATGCTCCTTTCTATTAACTTTAAACGAGATAGAATAGACAAGAATATATAATTACTGTACACTCATTACTGGTTTGACAGTAAAAATGCAAGTGATTTTTTTTCTTGACTTTTACAGAAGACAGGTAATAATTCTGTCTACCTCGGTAAACTCAGTGAAGTTAGCGTTTCACTGAGTTTATTTTATTTGGTGGGCTTGGGTTATTCAGGTACAGGTATTTCTGATAAAGGGAGGTAGTGGGTAACGCAGCAGTTATTATCACTATTGTAGCAATCCCACACGCCTAGTTCGGGGTAATACCAATCTATACCTACTTGTAACGGGATATAATTTTCGTCTATATGTATGTGTTTAATCTTGACAAGAGATACACTGATTTCCTTTGGTGCTCCATCTTTCTCAACACTATACCAATTTAAAAAATTATCCATTTTTAGCCTCCAAAAATAAAACCAGCATCTAGCTGGCTTATGGATTTACAAATACTTTTTTAAATCATCTTTGGTTAATGTGATTTTCTCAACTAATTTGCCAGCCTCATAATAAGGAATTTTAATATGCCCATCTAAAACCTTATCAATCTTGTCTTGTAACGCTTTAACTTCGTCATCAGACAACAAATCAGTTACATCAGCACCCTCAAACCCGTAACTATCGTCAAGCCTTTTACCTAATGAAAAAAGCAAATCGCCCACATCAATAAGACTAACATCACTAGGTGAGATTGGCACTTTCTCATACGCGGTAACAGTTGTGAATACTCTTGACTTTACGAATTCGTCAGCAAACAATACCGCCTCTTCGATAGAATCATGTACTTTGTTTTCGTAGGGGTTGCCATCCTCCTCAACAACCGCGTAACAAAGTTTTGTTTCTTTATTTTCTTCCATAATAAAACCTTTCCGAAAGAAAAGCCGCACTAGGCGGCTTCACGTTCATATTTCTCACATTTAACAGCTATATACCTGCTCCATAATTGTTATTTAGCATTAATGCCTCCTATGGAAAAACATTAATCATTGCCATCCCATCCATCATAATAAATACGTTTCATTTTCTGCATTTAGGCTAAAATTATTTAATTCGCAAAGTCTCAGTTTGAACTAATCTGGCGCCTTGCACATCAGCGCCAGATGCAAGTGCTTCTTTTAACGAAGTCTTATTTACTTCTTTAACTGTCTTCACTCGGAAATGTTCATCAGGGATAAGACTTTCATCAAAAATTTCAACTTTTGGCGGGTTTTTCCGAAATCTCATTGAAAAAGTTCCATCAAAAGAATTAATCTGCTTGATGTCCGAGCGTCTCATTTGAATTTCAATGTATTTTGTTATGTTTTCAATTTTATTATCAACCCATTTCAACTTTGCCTGCATATCTTTTATATGGTTGGAAATCATTTCCCTTTGAGATGAAAGATTCAAAACATATCCACCGACATCTAGTGCTTTACTTTGAAAATCTTCTATAACCATAGCGATAGTATCAGGCGAAATGTCTGCATCATTGTCCATCGCATTCAGTAATCTAACAACATCATCAGCACATTGATACAGCTTAATATTACTCATAATTACCTCCGAAATAAAAAACCGTACTAGACGGCTCGCAATAGCTAATTATTAAAATGGGATATCATCATCAATATCATCAGGAGCGGGCGTAGGCTGCGGTTGCTGCCGTTGTGGCGGTGCTGGTGTAGAAACTGGGGAATTAGGCTTAAATGTGCGCTTATCATATAGCGGTTTACCGGCAATGTGAGCAACCATTTTTGCCAGCATAACTTTCTCTGTTGAGCGGTTCAGAATCTCCGAGGCGGTAAACTCTGTTTCTGCCTCAAATGGTGCTAAAATCATAGGCTTTGGGTTATTGTCGCCATCCTCCTGCACCATCTGGATTACCAGCCCAATTGGCTTATTCTGCAACGCTGTAAAGCAAGGTTTAACAATATCAACAACCTGCCCAGTCTCTTTGTCATATTGCCTTACCGTACAATCAACAGGCTCGCCCGCGCTTTTCACCCTTAAGCAGGCCAGAATCGCATAAACTAAGTTTTGCCCACTTTGATTTTTTTCGCCGTTACGATAACTGGTATTAATATAAAAGCGCGCCTTTTGTTTTGAATCAGAAATAAAATTAAAAAACAAACCCTCTGATCTGCCATTGACGCCGTCTTTAACGTGCCAGATAACGCTTTCAAAATGGCCAATGTATTTCCCAGCCTCATTAATAAATCCACCTAGTGCGTCGGCATCTTTTGCATATTGGGCGGTTTGGTTATTAAGTTCAAACATTATTACTTCCTTTCTCTATACCGTAATAATCACAAATAACTGTATCGACTTCATTTAAATCATTTTCTATCAAATCTTGTTCAAACATATCTATAGGCGTTTTTACCGTGTCGTTTCCATTGTTATGTGTGCTAAATAAATAGTTGCCATTAATTACCTGAGTGCGCAGAACGATTGTTACCATGCCCTCAAGTACAATTTTTTCATCCAGTAGCTTGCCAATGGTTTTTATGCTTGTTCTACCTCTTTCATCAGTTTGAGTGTGCGCCATGATGTAAATACGCTTGTCAGTAGGGCAGTTAGTTGCAGCATCTATAACGTCAAATGCATTCTTTGCCAGATAGTTGTATTTATGAAATACCGCATTTCCTTGGAGCTCATCCGTTACACTGCGCATAAATTCATTACTCATCAAATATTGAAAATCATCGATAATGATTGTTTTAACGTGATCTGGTAGCCTACGTAAAATGCGTACAATTTGGTCTGAATTGTCGCTAACAAAGATATTGCCATCAGTCCATGTATCATCTTCTTGCTTTTCCCTTTGACGCCATTCTTTGGATTTGAATGGCAACGGCTTTTGCCTGATCTGAATTAAAAATGATGTCTTAGGGTCTAAATTGCGCAATGAAGTGGATTTCCCTGTGCCGCTATCCCCAAGCACAAATGTCGTGATGCTCATATCAACCTCCAAAGTATTTGTTTATTTGCACATCTTCGTTAGATGAAATAAATTTCTTTTTTTGAGAAGAGCCATAATTAATGATTGCGCTTTCTAAGCGTTTTCCTAATGCGGTTTCCGCAGTGTTTGCTACCAATTTTTTTGCATGAATGGCGTCGATGAGATTAATAACATCAGTCGCAAGGTTACGTTCTTTCATTTTCAAACTCCAATAAAAAAACCAGCGATTAGCCGGCATTGTTTCTATTATCTGTAATAACCGCTTACGGCGGTCAGTCGGCACATACGGAAGCTAAGGAGGACTAACCATGTGCTGCGCGCTGTTATTAATCCCGCCACCTGCGCGCTGGGCGAGTCAGAACGCACCTACACCAAAAACTGATTACCCCATGCATAAACTGCTTTCCATTCGTCAAATGTTTCTTCTGCGATAACTGTTTTGACAAGTTTGCATTTACCGCGGTCTGAGTTATTTGCTCGGTTACTTTTTTCTTTCTTTAGGGCTGTGCGGAAGGCAACAACGTGAACGCCTGCCTTTACCGGCTTGTAAGTTACATTATTCATTTGATTACTCTCTGGGAATGTTATTCTTTTCGCATAGCTGAATATAATGATTTAGCTGGCCAATTAATTTAGTAATTTCTGCCTCTAATTCCTGCCCTAGATCGTTTTCATAAATTTCATCCAGTAAATATCGAATATCATCATCAATATATGCATTTATATTGTCATATGTGTCATCTGTTTGCGATTTAACTACTGAAAAATCTAATCTATTCGGAATTTCCCATGTCTGGAAGCTCAAAAGAAAAATACCGTCCTCACCATTTAACCGAATGCCATAATCTGAATCCAGATTGGATAATGAAACTTTTAAGTCCATTTTTAATGAGTTTAAGCAGACGGCTTCTGCTAAAAGCCTTAAAAATGATTTTAAGTAATTCTTAAAAGAAAGATAGGTATTATTAGAATAATTTAATTTTTTGTGTACAAAATTAATAATTTTCTTTTTAATTTCTGGCGCGTCCCAATCAAAAAGAACATCAACATACATACCATCAAAAGATGCGCTATATTTTTCTATCATTTTAGTCTCCATCTCAAAATGAGAATACTGTCTTAAAAAAAGACTTAATTTTCATCAATGCTGCTAATGCTCTTGCTTCGTTAAGAGCAATTAACAAGTAGGATTTATCTTGGCTTGATGAGATAATTTCTCCACTGTTAGTTAATCGTGTACATTCGAATGGGAGGCTATTTAATTCATCAACTATTTGTTCTGATATGTCCCATCCATGTTGAGAAAAGGTCATTGCGACGTAATTATCATCCGTTAAATAGAATTCCTCATCATTAACGGTAAGAAAAAGACAAAGGTTTTCACCACTTACAATCTCATATGGTGAAGAAAGCAGAATGCGACCGTCATCGCGGCGTTCAATCTCCCAATCATCTTCTGTTAAGGTTAATTCTTCATTATTAGTCATCTCAACACCTCCTATTTAGGGCACCTAAATACCATAGCGAGTGCCAACTTTGCTGCGTCCTCGACAGCTTTGTGCAATAGATTTAAATCCCTATGCTCTGCTATGATTTCACCATCAATCACCTGTGCGTATTTAATGCCATGCGTATTATTTAATTCATGTATTAATTCTTCTGTTAGGCCTAATCCTCTATCAACGACGTACGCTTCAGTTCGACAACCATCTGTCAACTCAAACGATAATCCATTCCCGCTGTAAATGGTAAACATAAGTCGCACCCCATCGCCAAGTTCAAATGGGGAGAGAATTGTCATGTTGAAGCGGTCAGCATACACAACCGTCCATCTGGGAATGGTTGATATTGCCTCTGCAAATTTAAACATGTACATTTTTTATTGCCTCTCAATATAAAACCTCAGCATCACCGCGTAACCGTTCATCATCACTCATCCGCGCATATGCATCAGCTATCCGTTTAACTTCTAAATCTGCCTGTTCTTCTTTCAGCTTTAGAAGTCTGGCTGCATAATCTTGACGTTCGTGCTGTAGTTCCTGTTCAGTTTGTACAGGCAATATCATCATTGATGCAGTCATAAAAAAAACTGCAATAAATGCAGTTATCTGTAGTTTAATCATGGTTTTCACCAAGGCTTGGTTCTTATGTATAAGAGAAGTCCATAGAATCAGTATTCATATATATCTTTGTTAATACGGTTATCCGGGCAAAATGAATCCTCATGGGTTACTGGTTCGTTAATACGAAAGTCAAAATACTCAGGCCATTTAGGGATTTCAAATTTACAAAGAGTAATCCCATCTTTGCCATCAAGCCGCAGGCTGTGTCTTCTAAACAGCAATGAGATAATATCGTCAAAATCCATAGGTGTTACTTCGCATGAAGAAAGGGTTGCTGCAACCAGTTGCAAAAAATTAACTAAAACAGTCTCAAAAATAACTGCTCTAGACTGGGGATAGCGAGGAAAAAGGGTATTAACAATACTAATAATCCGATCTTTAATACCGGGGAAATCCCAATCAATACCAATCTGAACATAAAAATCACGGCGGTACCATACTGTATATAATTTTCGTCCTGTCATTTCAGCCTCCAAAATTAAAGCCAGCTAAATGTTGGCTAGAGTTGTTAAGTTATGGTTGGTATTTAGGGTTATTTATTGTCGGAGAATTTCACTACTTTAACTTCACCATAGATGTACCCAGAAGCACTGATATTAGTTTTCTCAGTATAAACATCCCCAAGCACATATCCAGCCTCAGGTATAGTAAGCTCTCTAGTTCTAACATTTCCATGGATGGAACCATTATCCTCGATGACGGTGTTATCAGCTTCGACATCTCCACAGATGTTTGCGTCATTAGTAATAATAACGCGCTTTGAGTTGACATTCCCGAGGATGTACCGTCTCTCCCTAAGGATAAGCTTACCATCAACCGATAATGTGCCGTTAACAATAATATTGCCAGTAAGCATGCATTCTTTTTTGATATGCACGTCACCGGGATAATAGATATCCCCGCATTTATATTCTTCTATTACTAAAGGTTCCATTTTAGGCAGAGGTTCATCTAATAACCATCTGGCAAAGCAGAAATAGCCCAATTCTTCCCATTTTTTCAGTACCTTTAAAGCGTCAGCTTCACCAGATGGAAAATGCCGGTTGAACTCATTAATGTAGTCATGTCCGAAGTTATTTGCTTCTAACCATTCGCTTGTAATAAGCATGATATTATCCTTAGTATCTTGCAATAAAAAAGCCAGCACTAGGCTGGCTTCTGTATTAAAATATATTAATAATCTTCATCTTCATCTTCATCTTCATCATCTTCATTCTGTTCCCATGATACCGGCACCCAATCTGTAACCGTTTTTGTTCTTTTTAAAACTTCGTAGGGTTGATTTCCATACGAATTATCTTGATTCTCAGTTAAGCCACGACGCCAATCGATTGCATAGTATTTATCATTAAGACGTACGATGGTTTGTACGTCTTCATCCCATCGATTTTTGTCAGTGACCTCTTCATCCACTTCAAAACAGGCGAGCACTTCTCGTAATTCGTCATCGGATAATTCTTCGCCAGCAATAATTTTTTTATGGATTTCTTGTTCAAAATCTTTAAGTTCGTCGTTCATTTTTCATCTCCAACGTGGTTAAAAAGTTAAAAACTCCAATAAAAAAGCCAGCACTAGGCTGGACATGTTAGTTAGTATCAGTTTTAGAAGTGGGTAGGTTATAGTCTATTGACTAACATATAATCCTACCTTTATCACTTACGTTGATTGTTTTACCGTAAGCTCCGTCGTAAATCCTACCATCACCGCTTACGTTGATTGTTTCACCGTAAGCTCCGTCGTAAATCCTACCATCATCGCTTACGTTGATTGTTTCACCATTAGCTCCGTCGTCAATCCTACCATCACCGCTTACGTTGATTGTTTTACCGTAAGCTCCGTCGTAAATCCTACCATCATCGCTTACGTTGATTGTTTCACCATTAGCTCCGTCGTCAATCCTACCATCACCGCTTACGTTGATTGTTTTACCGTAAGCTCCGTCGTAAATCCTACCATCATCGCTTACGTTGATTTCATCAGCTTTCGTGTTACCCCATATACGCGCATACCCACAAACAATTAATTTGCCGATTACATGTAACCCGCCTTTAGTAAGAACCTTTCCAGTTATTTTTACATCACCCTTAATGATGACCTTGCCGGGATAAACGAATACAGGTTCATCTGGTAATTCGTCTAATACTAAATCTGGCAATGTAAAATCGAGCTCCTTAAGTATCCAATTAATATCCCAAAACTCTTCTAATGCTACGCATTTCTTAATAACATCCCAATAATCAGCCTTGCCTTTAGGGTAATGTTTTTTAAATAACTCACGTCCATATGAACAAGCACCTTTTTCGTCCAACTCTTGCAAAGTTATAGTTGTAGTTTCCATAAACATCTCCAAAATTAAAGCCAGCTACTAGCTGGCTGTTAATATCAGTTTAGGCTGGATGATTACAATTTATTGAGTACTTCTTGAAACCCATATAAATTCATCCCTTCAGTGACATATCTGACAAAAATACCTCCTGTGGATAGTGGGGTTTAAGGCTATAAGTTATTAGAGGATTTAAAAATTTTATACTGAAATAACGTAAGCCCAGCTTGCAAATGCTGTACACCCATTTAGCGGATTTTGTGTCGCTTTCGTCACTATAAGTACGCATGACTTCAAAATAGGAAATTGCATCAACCAACTCATCATCAGTCAACATTTCATCAGCGTCAATCTTTCTAAGTAACTTCTGTTTAAAAGCTTCGATGCCCATGCTTATCTCCAAAATTAAAGCCAGCATCTAGCTGGCTGTGTCTACTCATCCACGAAAATGCACTCATTGAATGCATTTGAATTGATAAGCTATCCGTAAATGTGTACGTCTACAGGCTCCCACGTGTTTTCATCTGTGTAGGAAGTCCAATTCTCCGATATAGTTCCCACAGAGTTGCGCGATTTGCGCGGGTCGCCAGCCTCAACCACCATGCCGCTTTTCTCCCCGTAAAAAAGAACAACCTCACCGTTGTATTTTGATTTTCGAGCTACAGGGTATTTAATTTCAGATGCTTTTGTTTCAACTTTCTTTGCTTTAGTAACTTTAATCATAGTTAATTCCTTTTAATAAAATATGTAATAAAGTCCAAAAACTAAAGCGCACTTGCTAAGCAAATGCGCTGCGATTTTTAAACTCGTTAGCATGTTTGTATATCTAAGTATTTGTACATTCAGATATATGTCAAAGTTGGTGTTTGAAGTCGTTCTCCTTTCATAAAGTTCTTTGGATTTTTAGACTTGTCTGTCTGTAAGCGTTACCGGCTTACTGGTTTTGTTCTGGCCGCCCGCGAGGGCTTAACGGCTTGCCAGCAAGCTCCTTAACTTGCCTCGGGCTTTTATATCCCGCTGCCCTGAGCCGATGCGGTGAAGTTTTTCTTAACTTCGATGTGGTAAGTATAGAAAACTAAACCAACAAGGTCAACAAAAAGTTTAGATAAATATACAATATTTTCCATAATTATTTATATATATTTGATTTTTAAAAATAAAAAGTATAGTAAACTAAACAAAAAACCACAACCGTAGTTGTGGCTATATCTAAATGGAGTTGCCTCTTAAATGTAAGCAAATATAAGAGAATGCAGATAGGTATAATTAAATATCTATGAAATCAAGAGGTAATGCTTTCCAAAATTTCCCGTGGATAATTAGGCGGTCAAGCTCATCTGGTTTAATATCAAAATCAGAATCAGCATATCGCTTATTATCCGACATTACTTTAATAACTCCAGATTTCCCCCTTGCTAGGCGTTTAATATATGTGTAACCATCAAAGGTAATTAAATAAACGCCACTATCTTGAAATTTATCAATATCAGTTTTAATTAAAGTAATTGAGCGTCTTGGAATTGTTGGTTCCATACTGTCGCCATCTGGCGGCATTAACTCAACACTGTTTAGATTTTGCGTCCCGAGTAGTTCGACAAGAGCATTATTAGGAATTTCTATTGTCCTTAAAAGTTCAGGGAAATCTGGATTACAAGAGCCAAAACCGCAGGATGCACGCATATCATATAATCTCAATATAGTTGTATTGCTTTGTGTAGGCACAATCGTAGTTGACAAGACGGTTGTAGTGACCATGTCATTATCTCTACTAGTTTTATATTTATTCCCAGTACCCTCCGCCAGCCATTGAGAAGAAAAATTGGTTTTCTTTTCAAATGCCATCAATGGCTTTTTACCCAATCCTGTATCGCCTTTAAACCATTGATTAACCAATCCTTTAGAGACCTTTGCAAAATTTGCTAACTCTTGTTGTGTAACAAGCCCGTGTTCTGACATTAATTCTTGTAAACGTTCTCTTAGTGTACTCATGCCAAGCAATCCCTTATGTTTTGTTTAGTAGTCTAAACAAAAAACTGTATAGTATGCTTGACTATTATTAATATAGAAAACTATACTTGTATCAATTTAATTCTTGAGGCGTGAATCATGCATAAAAAAGACAATGAATTCATTGATGCACTTGGCGGTGTAACAAAGGTTGCAAAAATCTGCGAGGTAACGCGTGGAGCAGTATCTCAATGGAGACAGCGAGGAATCCCCAAAGCTCAGCTTAACTATTTAAGAACTCTGTACAAAAAAACGTATCTGCATATATTTCATGGGAGTATCAACCAATGACAACTAAAACAACTCAGACAAGTCAGATTCTGCAGTATTTGAAAATGGCAAAAGGTTATTCAAGCGATTTATTCAATTCAGCGACTACTGAATCAACCTTTGAGGGATGGAGGTTAGTTACATGGTGACAAGGAATACATTGCATAGGAATGCCAAGCATACCACTACCGCTAATAGGGTTGTGACATCTCGGGCAGAGTGGAACATCACTGTATCTCCCCGTGGCATCTTTTTTAAACGCCGCTCCGTTTTTTATGACAAATTGTTCAGTTTCTCTGTAACGCGCTACTTCATTCTCAAGAGCATTGCACTTTGCTTTGCAATCGGCCAATTCTTTTTGGGCTGCTTCGTGCGCGGTTCTGAGTATATCCAACTGATCGTTGATGAGGTTGATTCTCTCCCTGAGGACTTCGGCAGTCATGGCGTCAGTGACGCCATTAGCAAGCTTTTTAACAAAACTAAAAATAGTAGAAACGTCTGCCATGATGAGCCTCAATGTAAATAGTTTTTTTTAATCATAGCGCATCTGGCTAGTAATGAAAGCATGAAATTGAAAATTTTTTGCAATCCACAAACAGTGGACGGCGATACGGAGTTGTTATGAGCGTTAAATTAATGGCAAAAGCTTGGGAAATGGACTTATCACAAGGCGAAAAGCTGGTGTTATTAGCACTATGCGACCACGCCAATGATGATGGTGTTTGCTACCCAAGCCAAGAGTATTTGGCTCAAAAATGCAGCATGAGCCCACGGTCTTTAATAGACCAGATTAACAAACTAAAAAAGTATGGGATTTTAACTGCTGAGCGCAGGCAAAAAAGCGGTGGTCGTCTGGCGAATTTGTACGTTATCAACTTAGATAACTTCAGCCAAAGTGCAAATTCTGCACCTGCAAAATCTGCATGTGAAAATTCTGCACATGCAGAATCTGCACCTACCAATGTGCAAATTACCGCAGAGTTACCTGCAAAATCTGCACCTTCCTTTAAAGAAGAACCATCAAAGAACCATCAATTAGAACCATCAATAATAGGCACGGGGGTTGCTGACGCACCCACAGTACCATCGGAGCAAGTGAAAAAATCCAAACAAGCGAACCCTGACAATGTCGCTTGCTGGGAAGCTTACGCAAGAGCTTATCGCGACCGCTACGGGGTGCTACCAGCCGCTAATCAAAAAACCCGTGGACAGGTCGCAACGCTGGTTAGGTACGTTGGCAAGGAGGTTGCGCCAGCGCTAGCTGAATATTTTTTATCACACAACGGCAGCTGGTTTGTGCAATGCCGACATGAATTTGGCTGCTTGCTCAAATCCTATCAGCAGGTATTGACTGACATGCAGAGGGGGGAGCAGATGACACAAACCAAAGCCCGCCAGACTGAAAGCACACAAAGCAATTACGAGGCAGCCAAGAGCGCGCTAGCCAAACTGCGAGCAAAGGGGTTGGCGTAATGAGTGTTGAAAGAATCATGCAGGCAATTGCCGTTACAGCCGAATTAACCGGCACGCAATTATCCGATAACGCCATGTTTGTCATGGCCGAAGAATTACTGGCTTACCCGCTGGATAAAGTTTTAATCGCATTCGCGCGTTGCCGTCGGGAGCTAAAAGGCAAATTGACGATAGCTGCAATACTGGAGCGCATAGACGATGGTTGGCAACCGGCAGAAGAAGCATTTAACGCCTTGGTGGCAGGTTGGAACAACGAAAACCTGTCAATCCTGACAACGCACACAGCCATGCAGGCAGCGGAAAGCGCAGCAGCACTGTTTAATGCAGGCGATAAATACCGCGCAGGGATTGCTTTCAAAACCGCATACGAGCGCATAGTTAGCGAGAAAAAAGCAAAAGGCATACAACCAGATTGGTACGTTAGTGCAGGGTTGGACAAAGAGCAACTGGCACAAGTGGTCAAAGAAGCCACAGCTAACGGGCGCATCACAAACGATTATGCCTTGGCTTTATTGCCGGCATCTCAAGAGCGCATGGATATCGAGACAGGCAATCTGTTAACCGATAAGCAAAAAGCAGAGGGTAAGGCGAAGTTGGGGAATTTGATTAATCTACTAACGCAAAAATGCGCGATGAGCTGATGGGGTCGTATCGTGGATAAAAACACCTGCGTAGCTTGTTGTCACTGGATACTGAAAGAAAAAAATCACAAGGGCGAATACGTCACCGATGAATTGATAAAACAAGGCGGTTGGGGCTGGTGTCGGTTTGATGAGAGATGGAAATATTTCCCTTATTGCAGGGAATGCCCAAAAGGCAAATTTGAGCCAATAGAGGATGAGCAGAGAAGACAGCGGGAAGAGTGGATAGCCAGAAAAAATGCTGAGCGACAAAAACACTGCCAAGAACTTATGCGAGCTGAAAAATTAAGGACGAGGAAATGAAGCAGTCAAGGAAACTACCCAAGCGCAAATGCCGCTGGTGTGGTGCAGAGTTTGAAAAGCTGCGCCCATTACAGATTGTTTGCAGTTCAGCTTGCGCTATATCCTTGAACAAAAGGAAACGTGAGGCTGCAAACAAAAAAGCACAGGCGGAGGCAAAACGACGGGAAAGAGCGGTTATAAAAGCCCGCAGGCACGCATTAGAAACCAAACCGCAGCTTACGAAGCGCGCACAGGCGGCATTTAATGCCTTTATCAGATTGAGAGATAAGCACCAGTCTTGCATTAGCTGTGGTAATCCCTTGCCTGATACGCCCAACGGTTACGATGCAGGGCATTATCGTTCAGTAGGCTCAGCACCTAACCTGCGCTTTAATGAAAACAACTGCCATGGGCAATGCAAGCGTTGCAACAATTATTTAAGCGGTAACCATGTTAACTATCGCCTCAGGTTAGCTGAGCGTATTGGATTAGAGGCTGTAGAAAAGCTGGAATCTGATAACAAGCCACGCCACTACACTAAAGATGATTTACGCCAGATAGAGAGGTTATACAAGGAAAAAAGGCGGACATTGCTATGACTGAAAGATTTAAGCGAAGAATTAACAAAAAAAATAAACGGGATGTAATGACCCTAGCTTGGGATTTTTCGGGTGAATTACTGAATGCTCATGATGAAATTTTTATTGAAGTGCGAAGCGTTACCCGATCGGATGAGCAGAATGCAAAACTGCATGCCATGCTGGGAGATATAGCAAAACAAAAGACATTTAGCGGTAAAAAACTGAGTATTGAGCAGTGGAAAATGATTTTCGTAAGTGGGCACCGCATAGCGACAGGAGGGCAAGCAGAAATGGCGATAGGACTTGAGGGAGAAGTAATTAACTTAAGGGAATCGACATCGCAGATGGGAGTAAAGCGCATGGCTAGTCTGATTGAATACATTACGGCATGGGGAGCTGAAAATGATGTTAAGTTCACTGATAGGAGAGGCTTATGTTATCAAAATGTAGCATAGATGCTGCTGTAGATGTGCTGACTGCATATGAGCGAACTATGGCAGACCGGAAGCGGCAAGGGCATTGTCTGAGTGCTGAATGGCGTTACGGGAGAGATAAGGTAATCAGGGATTATGCTTTTGATGGTGTGCACTATAAGCCTGAGGTGTTTGCATTGGTAAGATGTGCGTTGTCGTTACTGGCGCAAAACAATCGGGAGGCGTTTAATGTGCTTAATATTGAGTATGGGCGCAAAAGTCCTTATTTTAAGCGCCGTTCAATTTCTGCACGTCATCGCGCTATGGTTAATAGGACGACATGGGCTGAACAGGTGGAAAGGGCTTTGGTGCTGTTTTGGGCGTATATGCAAAAATGTGATGATTTTGATAAATATTTTTACAATTCACCCTTGCGCACGGCTTGAATATTTAGTATATTTCTAGTTAACAATTAGTTAATGCTTTTTAGTGCCGGTGGCAGCCTTTCTGCACCCTGAAGAAAGGCGTTATTTTATATTGCTACCATGATAGACATCAACTTTTAATATATTCAGCCCACCTCAGGCGGGTTTTTTGTTGGGCATTTGAATTTAAGAAAAGACGGCGACATAGCTCAAGCAAAGGGATTAATTAATATTCAGCGGATTAGTTAGATGCTAGTCCGCTTTTTATTTGGAGTTGTTATATGACGTCAAGAGTAGATTTTCAGCAGGTTTTATTAAACGCCCTTGCAGAAATTAAAGCTAAAGAGAAAGAAGATGAGCGAAAAGAAGTTTTTGCTGTGGTGAGGCGATTGGCTAGCGAAATGGAGGTTGCTACTGATGGGCAGTTAAAAATATGGGTACCGTCGGAGGAGCTGGGGGACGAGTCGCTTGGTGTTGCGGGTTATAGATGTTTCCGGATTAATTTAAAAAAGACGGGAACAGGAGAGGAGCAAGAGCTAATACGGGTTGAGACATTCACTGGAGGCTATCCTTTTAGTGTTAGAGATACGAGTAGCGTTAATTCCCACGCTAACAAAGGAAAAGATGTAAATAATAAAGAGGAATTAGAATGTGCTCTAGTTGAAATGCTTAAATCCTCAGCCGCGACAGAACTTATATATTCTCTGATGAGTAACGCCCGATAATCCCGTATTGAACTAAGACAAGCTCACCGCACGCGCGTGGGCTTTTTTATTGGATAAATATTATGAAAAAGAAGAAAACTGCACTAGGCCGTCCAAGTAAGTATAGCGACAAAGTTCTTGCGTGCGCACAAGCATACCTTTGTGGTGAATATAAAAAGCAAGGGAATGCCATTCCGTCAATTGCGGGCTTGGCGTTTGCGCTTGGTGTTAGCCGCGAATGTGTTTACGAATGGGGGCGTGTATACCCTGAATTTTCTGACATCTTGGCAAATATTGGCACTGCGCAAGAAATGCTGCTTCTTGATGGAGGGCTGACCGGTGATTTTAATTCAACAATTACGAAGTTAATGCTAACCAAGCATGGTTATTCAGATAAGCAAGAGACGGCTATAAGCGGCGGGATTCAAGTAGAAACTAAATCTTTAGAGGATATATTTAAATAAAATGGCAAACCCATACTTTAAGCCGTTCATTAAAAGAGCACGATATAAAGTAGCTTATGGCGGCCGAGGTAGTGGGAAATCATACTTTTTTGCTGAATTGGCTATTGAGACAGCCAGACGAATTAAAACGGTTATTTTGTGCGCGCGCGAATTCCAAGGATCAATAAGTGATTCAGTTTACAAACTTCTTTGCGAGACAATAGACCGCCTTGGTTACACTAATGAATTTGATATTCAAAAGCAGACTATAGTTCACTTGGCTACAGGAGCGTCATTTGTATTTTATGGGATTAAAAACAACATCACCCAAATTAAATCTATTCAAGGAGTAGGGATATGCTGGGTTGAAGAAGCCGAGGCGGTTACAAAAGATTCGTGGGATGTATTAATCCCCTCAATCCGCGGGGATAAAAATGCAGAAATATGGGTTAGCTTCAACCCGAAGAATGTGCTGGATGATACTTATCAGAGATTTATAGTTCACCCACAGCCAGACAGTATTGTGCTCAAGGCAAATTACGATGTAAATCCATATTTTTATGACACGCCGCTGCCGGCAGATATGGAAGAGGATAAGCGGCGGGATTATGATCTTTACAGGCACACATGGCTTGGTGAGCCAGTTGCTGATAGTGAACTTGCCATTATTAAACCAAGCTGGATTGAGGCTGCGGTTAATGCTCACAAAAAACTTGGATTTGAAGCGGCTGGCAAGCGTATTTTAGGGTTTGACGTTGCTGACGAAGGTGAAGATGCTAATGCAACTGTAGGGCGTCATGGCTCAATTGTGTTCAGCATGGACGAGTGGCGCGGGCAGGATGTCATCTATTCTGCTGATAAGGTATATCAGGATGCATTAGAAGCCAATATTGATAAAGTGGTGTTTGACAGTATTGGCGTAGGCGCTGGTGTAAAAGCCCAGTTTAGCCGCAAGAAAGGACGCATTCAAACGGTAGGGTTTAATGCAGGGGGCAAGGTCTACAAGCCCGAATCGCTGTACATGCCGGGCAAAAAGAACAAGGACATGTTTGCTAATATCAAGGCGCAAGCATGGTGGATTGTTCGCGACCGGTTTTATAAAACATGGCGCGCCGTTGAACATGGCGATAAATATCCTGCTGATGAGCTAATTAGTCTGGATGGCGGCATCAAGGATATTGATTACTTAAAAGCCGAATTAAGCCGCCCTCAGGTTGATTATGACCAGAATGGGCGGGTTAAGGTGGAGAGTAAGAAAGATATGAAAAAGCGCGGCATTCCCTCTCCTAACCGTGCGGATGCGCTGATTATGGCGTTTGCGCCAGTTCAAACCGGATTGAATATTAATCCTGCGGTTTTAGGTGGATTTTGATATGTGGAAATGGAATAAAAAACGCAAACAGCAAGAACGGCTAATTGCAGCGCAGGAGGAGGCTAATCGGCTGGAGGCTGAAAAACTCAAGGTTGGAAAACGCAACGCGGAATTATCGGCAGCGGTTTTAGCGATGTTGGCTGAGCAAAAACAGAAAGCTCATGGCTACACAATACCGACTATTCCGGGGTTTGTGACGCCACCAGACAAAAAGCCGGCTATTGCTATGGATTCATGTGCAGGCATAGCAGCGTTTGCCAATTCAGACCCTCAGTTTTACAGCTCATTCCCCGGCTACCCAAAGCTGGCATGGATGGCTCAGTCCAGCGATTATCGGAGCGTCCCAGAAACTACCGCAAACGAGATGACGCGGGAATGGGGGGAGGTTAAGATTAAAGGCGATAGCAATAAGGATTACGCCGATAAAATTAGCGAGATTGAGCAGCGCATAAAGGTGTTGGGTATCCGTGACCTGATGCGTCGCCATATAGAAACAGAGATGATTTTTGGACGTTCGCAACTGTTTATCGATATCAAAGGGCATGAAAACCAAACCGACTTGCCGCTACTGGTGAATGGTACTTCTCTTAGCAAGGGATGTCTTAAAGGGTTCAGGTTGATTGAGCCAATATGGTCGACGCCGAGCATGTATAACGCTACTGATCCGACTGAGTCGGATTTTTTTGTGCCCTCTAAATGGTTTGTGCTTGGTAAAGAAATTCATGCTGACCGACTGATGACTTTAATTATGCGCCCTGTGCCGGATATGCTGAAGCCAGCATATAACTTTAGCGGCGTATCTATGCTGCAACTGATGCAGCCCTATGTGGAGCGGTGGCAGCGCACGGTTGACAGCGTGTCTGACTTAATCCATTCGTTTTCAATTACCGGCCTCAAAACCAATATGGAAAACATATTATTAGAGGGCGGACAGGAGGGGATGGCGCAACTGGTTATGCGCTCGCAGATGTTTTCACAGCTTAGAAATAATCAGAATCTAATGCTGATGGATAAAGACGGGGAAGAGTTCTTTCAGTTCAATACACCGCTATCTACATTAGATAATTTAATGCAGAAAGCGCAAGAACAGATGGCGGGGCCGAGCCATACGCCTTTAGTTAAGCTGCTTGGAATCACGCCAAGCGGATTGAATGCCAATAGCGAGGGTGAAATACGGGTATACAACGACTACATTGCCTCCCTGCAGGAAGCGCATTTAAGACCGCAGATTGAGACTATTCTGAATTTAGTGCAGCTTGACTTGTTTGGTGAGATTGATGATCAGATTGTGTTTGAGTTTAGCCCGCTTGAGCAAATGAATGATGAGCAGAAAGCTACTATTGCTAAAACCAAGGCAGATGCTGATGCGGTTTATGTTCAGGCTGGTGTTCTGGCTGCCGAGGAAATACGCGAGCGGTTAGCCAAAGATGAAAGTGGTGATTATTCCGGGATAGATGTCGAAGATGTTCCCGAATCACCAGATATGGAGTTGTTTAACAATGCCAGTGACAAGGAAGAAGCCGCTAACCCTACCTGAAATCAGGCCAAATGCCGGGATTAAGCGGAAGTATGCAAAAGCCCTGATATCTCTTGTGCAGCAGATTAAGATTGATGTAGACACAGAGCTTGTAAAGGAGTTCAAAAAGCAAGCCGAGCAGGAAAAAATGGCAATGGATGGGATTGCTGATTGGGTAGCGCATGTTGTTGATTATCTAGCCTCACAATGGGAAAGAAAACTTGATGATTTGGCACCACAACTGGCAGCGCAGTTTGTGAAGCGTACAGTAACCAACTATGAATCACTGATGAAAACGCATTTGCGGAAGGCTGGGTTTACTGTGCAATTCCAAATTACTTCATTCCAAAAAGAATCGCTCCAAGCTGTTATGGAAAGCAATGTTGGACTGATTAAATCTATCGCAGCGCAGTACCTTGATCGAGTACAAGGGCAGGTATGGCAATGCGTTACCAAAGGCTATGACTTATCGACCTTATCCAAAAATCTTAAGAAAGATTATGCCATCACAAAGCGTCGCGCTGAGTTTATTGCGAGAGATCAGGCCAGTAAGGCGCATGCTGCTATTGAGCGCGCAAAGAGACAGGAGTTAGGGATTACAAAAGCCATCTGGTTGCATTCGCACGCTGGGAAAAAGCCAAGGCCGTCGCATCTGGCTGCTAATGGCAAGGAATTTGACGTAGACAAAGGGATGTACCTAGATGGCGAGTGGATACAGCCGGGAGAGCTAATTAATTGCCGCTGCTGTAGCAAAAGCATCATTGAGGGAATTGACACATGAATGACAAAGCCATAGCGATGGATAAATCCATGCGCTCGTATGATGGTAATGGGCATTTGATTGTTGAGCGAACAATTATAACCAAAGCATCAGTTAATCCGTATTTTGGCCGAGAAGTGCCTAATTATGAAAGCTTAGGCCTAGAACCAGACAAGATATACAACCTACTGCGCGACCCGAAAGAGCTTGAAAAAGCTCTTTCGTCGTTTAAAGGGGTTCAACTTTTAATCAAACACACGCCAGTTAGTGCTGACGACCCACATAACGATTTAACAGTAGGCAGCATCGGTACAGATGTTGATATGGAGGGAAACGATGTATATGCCAGTCTTCGGGTGTTTGATAAGGATGCAATCGAGCTAATCGAAAGCGGGAAGTTACAAGAGCTATCGGCTGGGTATGCCTACACCGCCGACATGACTCCGGGTGAGTTTGATGGGCAAGGCTATGACGGTGTTATGCGGAATATACACGGCAACCATGTGGCACTTGTAGAGCGTGGGCGCATCGGTAGAGATGCGATTATTTCAGATGGTTTACCAATCGAACTTATGGAGAGTTCTATGAAGCTAAAAAAAGGTGTAATTGAGGCTGTAGCAGCCAAATTGAGACCAATTGTCGCAATGGACGGCGATATCACGGCGGATATTGTAGAGGGTGTTATTAAAACCGTGACAGATAATGTGCTGCCACAATCCCCAGAAGCTGAGGATGAAGATGCAACCGAAGTGACTGAGGATGAAGACGAAGTAGAAAAAACGGCGGAAGACGAAGATTCTACTGATGAAGAGAAGAAAGCGGAGGACGAAGAGCCAGATGATGGCGAAAAAAACAAGCCAGCTATGGATGCAGACGCTATCGAAGCTGCCGCAGTAGCCCGCATCAATGCGCTGTGGCAGGCGCGCGAAGACGTTAAGCCTTTGGTTGGCGTGGTGGCAGTAGCAATGGACAGTGCCAAAGCTGTTTATAAATACGCTTTACAGCAGAAAGGCGTTAATACCAAAGGCGTACACCCGAGTGCCTATAAATCAATGGTTGACCTCATCAGCAAGCAGTCAAAACCGGCTGCGATGGCAATGGACGCAGCTGCTTTTGGTGAACCTGATGAACTGACTGCGCGTTTTCGGTAAGGATAAGGAATACAAATATGAGTTTTCAAAAGACATTAAATCGTGATCTGCCAGTTGGCGTTGAGGGTGATTTTGCATCAACCAACCCATATCACACCGTACTTGCTGGCGAGGGCGCGCTTAAAGCAGGGGCTGATGGCGTAACTATTGGGGTGTTCGCGTGGGCAGATGCTGCCACAGGGCTGGTATCAAATAAGCAAGTCCAAAATGGTATTTTGGGATTTGTTCGGCGTGACAACACTGCTTTGATTAGCCAGTATCTCGCAGAATCAAGCATGCGCATTCCGGCTGGCTTTATTGTCACACTGTATGACAAAGGTGACTTCTGGGCGCGCTTCCAAGGCGGGGCGGAGATTGGACAAAAGGTGTTTGCCAGCACTGCGGATGGCACTGTTACCGCAGCGGCTACCGCGCCAGCAGATACGGTAGATACTGGATTTGTCGTAGCCTCTAATGCTACAGCTGGTTCTTTGGCTAAGATTACTAAATAACAGGAGGGCATAATGCCAAAATTGAATTTTGATGCACTGGCTCAGCGCGCTGGTGTGGTGTTTATGACAGGGCATAATCCCGTTGAATTGAATTCACAAGCCAGAAGCCAAATCGCAATGGATGCTTCGCCATTGATTACAACGGCCAACGGTGCAATTCCAGCGTTATTTACAACTTTTGTCGACCCAAAAGTTATAGAAATTCTGGTCGAACCGATGAAGATGGCGACTGTTTTCGGTGAAACCAAAAAGGGTGACTGGACATCGACTGCAATTCAATTCCCTGTCATCGAAAGTGTTGGCGAAGTGTCCAGTTATGGTGATTTTAATGAAAATGCAATGAGTGACGTGAACGTTAACTATCCATCACGTCAGCCATACCACTACCAGACGATTATCCGCATAGGTGAGCGTGAGATGGCTATTGCTGGACAAGCTCGATTTGATTGGGCTAGCCGAAAACAGATTGCTGCCGCGCTAACGTTGAATAAATTTCAAAATAAGAGCTACATTTACGGCATTGCCGGTTTGCAAAACTATGGCATGCTGAATGACCCCAGTTTATTGCCGTCAATCACTGATACAGCATGGGTGGACAAAGATGGGCAAGGGGTTTATGACTCCATTCAGAAGCTATTCAACCAGCTAGTGAAGCAAACAGGTGGCTTAATTGATCGTTCTACAGCCATGACGCTAATTGTTTCCCCAGCAATGGATGCGCAGTTAACTAAAACGAATCAGTATAACGTCAACGTTTCTGACCAGATTATCAAGAACTTCCCGAATCTGAAAGTTGTCACCGTGCCTGAGTATGCTACCGCTGCGGGTGAGCACGTACAGTTAGTTGTCAATGATTATGAGGGACAGCCGACTGTTGAGCTGGCGTTTACTGAAAAAATGCGCGTTCACCCGCTTATTCAAGGACTATCTGGGCAGGAACAAAAACGTTCACAAGGAACGCTTGGCGCGGTTATTTATCGCCCACTGTTTATTGCCAGTATGTTGGTATCGTGAATATTATTGTCATACATAACCGCCTCCGGGCGGTTTTATTTTAGGAGTTTAAAATGAGCAATCAAACTGTTGCCATCGGCTGCAAGCTGCCAAATGGCTTTTTTATGCAAGTGGGGGATGTCTCTCATGTTATTAAGGGATATAACTCATCTGTTGTAATAGGCGGACACGGCATTACAGAAGATGTGCCGGCTGATTTATGGGCGGCGTGGCTGAAAGAAAATAAAGACCGCGATTTAGTCAAAAATGGCTTTGTGTTTGCGCATTCAAATAAAAAGGATGTCAAAGCCGAGGCGGGCGAAAAAACTAAAACTAAGTCTGGAACCGAGCCGCTGGAACAGCCGAAAAACGACGAAGTGAAATAAGGTGCATTTATGAGTGGCGTTGTTGAGTTTAATGTTAATAAATTCAGGGATATCTACCCAAGCCTGAAGGCCACAGATGCGCAATTAAGTATGTACTTTGTTGAAGCCACTATGCTGCTTAATAACACCGAACAAAGCTGTGTTAAAAGCCTTGCCGAGCGCGAGGTTTTATTATTCCTGCTGGTGGCGCACTTTGCAGTATTGCAGCAGCGCATTGATGCGGGGAATGAAGCGGTTGGACGGGTTACAAGTGCGTCTGAGGGTAGCGTGTCTGTATCATTAGACAATGGACAAGCAACGCTGTCGGATAAATGGTATCAGCAGACGCCGTACGGGGCTAAGTATTGGGCATTAACGGCCAAATACCGCTCGTTCCTATACGTCGTCACCAACATTGCCATGCCAGTTAGGAGATAGCATGAAGAAGACAGGTAGCTTAGCTGATGCCCTACGAAAATATGCAGCCTGTAATGGCAAAAAGGTGCGCGTGGGAATATTTGAGAAAGCAACCTATGCAAAAGCAGACGGGGAACCGTTATATGTCGCACAAGTAGCTTACTGGAATGAGTATGGTGCACAGGTGCATGTGCCAGAGCATCAAGCAACCATCTACCGCCTGATTAATGAAAAAACAGGCGATTTCCGGCGTAATGGTCGATTTGTCAAGCAGAATAAGGCTAATTTTGCCACTACGCATACAGTGCCAGCGCATACGATCAATATTCCTGCGCGCCCGTTTTTTCGTACCACTATCCGGAAAAACAAAGCCAAGTGGATGAATGGTGCCCCAAAATTGCTTGAACAAAACAGTGTAGCGAAAGCATTAAGGCTAACCGGCGAAATGATTAAAGGTGATTTAGTTGAGTCGATAAATACATGGAAAGACCCACCCAATTCGAAATCAACAATTGCCAAGAAAGGGAGCGATGCCCCTTTACGCGACACCATGCAGATGGCGCGCGCAATTGGCGTGGAGGTATCTGGCGATGATGAATCTTAGAGGGATGGCTAATAGCATCATCGCTGGCGTTAATCCGAACCGGCAGGCTGTTTTAAAGATTAGCACCGGCTCAAGCGTGGACGATTCCGGTAAGGTTGTCCCTAGTTTTACCGAACAACCAATCACCATACAGCCGCAAAGCATATCAACCGCAGACCTTGAACACCTTAATCTGATTAATCAGCAAGGGCAGTTTATGTATGCCTACATAACAGGGCAGATATCAGCGATAAGACGTTCGCAAGGCAAAGGTGCTGAACACGTTATGTTTACGGCTTATGGAGAGGATGAGCCCTCCGATTGGGTGGTTAAACAAGTGGTTGAATCGTATGCGACATGGTGCAAGGTGCTGCTATGGCGACAGTGACACATAACCAGATTTACCGAGAAGTCCGGGCTTATTTGCTCGGGCTTTTTTCTTGCCCGCTAAGCTCAGTTATTCAGGGATATCAGAATGATGCGCCATTACCCAACAACGCAATCGTAATGAGCATTTTATTTGAGCACAGCTTTGATGTTGCCGCCAACTATTACGAACCAGTTGAAAACAGAGCAATCGTCCAGCAGTCAGTAGAAATCACCATGCAGATAGATTTCTACGGCGAAGAATCGGGAGACAGGGCACGAAAACTATGCAACCTGTGGAAGAACCACTACACCACCGCCCGTCTTTCCTCTTGCCAGCCGCTTTGCGCTAAAGACCCAATGCAAATGACCTTTATTAATGAGCAATCAAGATATGAACAGCGGTGGATGGTTGAATTAACCCTGCAATACAACCCTGAATTTGAGCATGAACAGACCTATCTGGATATGCCAGTTATTAATTTATTAAACCCATAGGAAACATTATGTTACCGTCTATTCCAGCAAGTAATATAGTACGCGTTAACCCAGCGGTTATCAGTGCTGGCGGCACAGCCTTGAGCTTAAATACAGTTGTTTTAACCGACAACAGTATTTATCCGATTAACCAGTATGCCAGTGCGGCAGATGTAGGCAGTGTATACGGCTATAAAAGCGACCAGTATAAATTTGCTCAGTGCTATTTTGATGGTTATGCTGGCTCAACTATTAAGCCGTCAGCCTTGTTTATTGCCCGTTACAACAAAGAAGATACAAGTGCACGATTAATCGGTGCTAGTGTCAAGACAATGCAGTTGGACGAATTGCAAACCGTAAAAGGCGAACTGGCTTTAACCATTGACGGCACGGCAGTAAGTGCCACAGTGGATTTAACCGGCGTTACCAGTTTTAGCGATGCCGCAGTAAAAATCAGCAGCGCATTAACTCATGACGTAACCTTTGATACCCAGTTACAGGCTTTTATTATCAGCTCCCGCAGCAAAGGGGCTAATTCAGCCATTTCATTTGCTACAGGCGCAGCAGCAGAGGCATTAAAGCTTACCGAAAGCACCGGCGCAATTGCAGACAATGCCACATTGGCAGACAGTCCTGATTCAGTTATGGAACGGGTATCAGGCTACACCCTGAATTATGCCGTTATTACCACTATTGGCAATACGTTTGGCCTTGATACCCAGAAAGCCCTTGCCAAGTGGAACAGCAAACAAAACTCCCGTTATTGGTTTGTGTACTACGCGCAGGAGCCTACTGCACTAATTGCCAACAACACCAACTGCTTCGCCTCTTGGCTAAAAGAAAACGCCATTTCCGGAACTACAGCGATTTACGGCACACTGGAACAGGCCGGCTTGGCTTGTGGCTACGCTGCTTCAATTAATTTTAGCGAAATGAACGGCCGTGCCACTATGGAGTTTAAACGCCAGAGCGGCATCGCTGCTTCCATTACCGCATTAAAGGACGTAACAGCACTGGAAAGCAATGGTTACGCCTATTACGGCGCATGGGCTACAGCAAACGATCGCTTTATCTTCTTCCGCAATACCAGAGTAAGCGGTGATTTTGCTTGGGTAGATACTTACCTGAATCAGGTTTACTTCAACGCCCAATTGCAATTGGCCTTTATGAACATGCTGATTAGTTACAAGGCTATTCCATACAACCCAGAGGGTGTCGCCATTCACCGCGCTGCTGCCGAAGACCCGATTAAAGAAATGATTAACTTTGGTGGCATTCAACGCGGTGTAAACCTGTCTGAGGCGCAAAAGGCGCAGATTAATTATGAGGCAGGTTTTGATGCTGCGCGCCAGATTGAAACAACTGGCTATTGCTTATTGATTCAACAGGCCACAGCACAGGTTCGCGGCAATCGCGGTTCTTTGCCATTAAAACTTTGGTACACCGACGGTGGCAGTGTTCATACCGTTAATCTGGCTTCCATCAACGTGCAATAACCCTTAATTCAAATTGGGGAACTTCCTCAAAAACACCCTAAAAGCCCGTGCAAACTGTACGGGCTTTTCTTTATCTATTCGGAGTTATTCATGGAATATTTAAATGTCAATTTTCTTGGCTCAGAAATTATGGTGATTAACCACGATGGTGAGCCTTATGTTGCCATGCACACAGTGGTTAATGGTATGGGATTAACTTGGCAGCCACAGCACAGAAAGCTAACAAGCAATCAAAGGTGGGGGGTCATCAAAATGATGATCCCCACCAATGGCGACACTCAAGATGCTTGTTGTATCCCCTTGCGAAAACTATTTGGATGGTTGTTGTCTATTAACCCTAATAAAGTACCAGAAAGTAAAAGGCAAACCATCATTCGCTATCAGGAAGAATGCGACGAAGTGCTGTGGCAGTACTGGACTACCGGCATTGCTAATCGTGAAAAAATATCGCAGGAAATGGAACTGCTAAAAAAGCGGCAGGCTGAATCTGAGGCGCGTGGCAGCGCAGCAGGTAAAGCCTTATATCAGCGCAAACTAGAAAAACGCCAACTTGAAATGCAACTGGCTGCAATTAACCAGCTCGACCTTTTCAAACAAACAGCTTAAGCAAGACGAATTAGAAAGACAACAATGCAAATTCAATTACCTGAAAATTCAGTATTTGTACATGGTGAAGAATTGAAAACAAATAGCCTTAAAGTGGCTGGTGCATTTGGGAAGAAACACTTCCATGTAATGCGTGATATCAAGAATATTACAGCGCAAATACCTGATTCTTTTATCCAATCCAATTTTGGATTGGTTGAATATATTGATGGTAAAGGCCAACTTCGCCCAATGTATGAGATGACCAAAGACGGCTTTATGTTGCTGGTGATGGGTTACAACACTGAACAGGCTATGCAGATTAAAGTGGCATATATCAAAGAATTTAACTGCATGCAGTCCATGCTCAATAATCTAAATACATCAGTAATGACTAAATTGTTGGCTGCGCTAGAAGCAGAAAAACAGTCATTTGCCATAGCGAGCCTAGCCGCCAAAATTCTACGCAAACGACAAACTGAAAAGCCAATAAACCAGACAAAAATAACGTCTTATATACAGCAGTTACAGCCCTTATTAAACAATTTTGAAGCTTTAGGAGATTAAATCATGCCAATGGGACATAATCCGTTAACAATCACCGCAGCAAATTCCGTGTTAATGCTGCGCTGCCAAGGCGTTTACGACAACTACATAACTCTAAAAGGCTTTCAGGCCGATAACGCATGGGGATTTGGTGACGCCAATATCGGCGAATCTCGCATGGGTGTCGATGGGCAGCAATCAATCGGCTACACACCGCATGAAGTTGAATGGACGCTGCATCTTGAAGCCAATAGCCCATCCATCGCTATTCTGGAAAATATCCGCAAGGATTTTAATGCCAACATGGAAACGCGCCCGATTGACATCGTTGTGGAAATTAAAGCAGTAAAGAAACGCTACAGTGCCACAGGCGCATTAATCAGCCTAAGCGGTGGCGTATCAGGGCAAAAACTGCTGGCGGGTAATCAGTACAAATTCAGATTAGTTTTAAATGGTGGAGAGGATATTAACTAATGGCACGCAAAACTAAAGTAGTCGCAATCGATTCAGGCCGTGACGCAGGTAAAACATTCCAGATTACCGAAATGCCCTTACTACAGGCAGACAGATGGGCGCAACAGGCATTATTTGCACTAGCCAAGAGCGGTATTGATAGCCCGGGAGCCATAGACCCAAGCGAGGGCATGTTGGGTATGGCCAGATTCGCCTTGCAGGCTTTGGGTAATATCGACCCAGTTATCGGCAATGAGCTGATGAATGAATTACTAACCTGTATTGAGATTATCCCGTCAGGTGGCGTGCCTCGTGAGCTGGTGTTGAATGATGATGGTGGCGACATCGAAGACTTAAAAACATTGTTCACCCTGCGCAAAGAAGCCTTAATCCTGCATCTGGATTTTTTAACCGACGGCAGTTCCCCAGATATGAGCAAATAGCGGCGGGGCTGCCATTCAGGGATGGCGTATTGGCCAGAACAGTCAACGTATCAAATATAGCCAGTCAGGTCATCATGTCCAGGCTGGCTTCTTATATTGAACTGGACACCGTATTAAGCCTTGAAGACGCACTAAACATTCTGGAAGTGCATCAGGTTAACGAATACAACAAACAATTGGTACAGAAATATGGCAACGAATGTAGTTGAGCAGATGCTTATCGAGCTGGGTTTTGCTGACTCTAAATTTGCTTCCGAAGCAGAGAAAGCGATAAAGAAAAACAAAGAGCTCGAAAAATCCCTAACCGACACCGAAAAAGCGTCCAAAAAGACTGAAAAAGCACAAAAAAGCCTAGGAGAAGAAACAGAAAAGGCCGCTAATCGCTTTAATCTATTTGAAACCACACTTTTGCGTGCAACAGGGCTTGAGAAATGGGTGAATGACATCGTTGATGCCGAAGACGCTGCAAAAAGCTTAGCGGCCAATCTAGGGTTATCGCAGGGCGCATTGGCCAAGTGGCAGAACGCCGCTAAGAATGCCGGCGGTGACGGCAAAGGAATTGTCGGTTTGTTTGAGAAGCTCAATGAGCTAACAGTTAATCAGCAAGCATCCGGCAAGAAAAATGCAATATTGGAAAGCCTCGGCGTTGACTTAGTCGGTACTAATGGCAAGGCGCGCGATTTAAATAAAGTTGTTTTTGAACTGTCAGAAAACCTGAAAAAGCTTAACAGACCACATGCTTACCAAGTGGCTAAACAATTAGGAATGGATGATGGTACTGCCAACCTGATGATGCAGGGGCGCAATGGCATTCAGCAACTCATGAAGAAGCCTTATACAGAAGTGGCTAAAGCAGAGGATGAGGTTGCCAAACTTATCAAGAGCGTCCAGAACGGCATTAAGATAATTGGCAAATTCACTGCCGTTTTACTTGGCAACACAGGTCTGTTAAAGCTGGCTAATGATGCTGCTAAAGCAAATATGCAACTGACTAACTTATCAACCAATCTGCGCATTAACGCTACCAGCTTACAGTCATGGCAGAATGCCGCCATGACTGGCGGGGGCACCGCAGAGGGTATGGCCGCATCTTTAACTGGCATTAAGCAGGCAATGAACGGACTGGTAATGTTTGGTGATGCCAGCATGTTGCCATACTTTAATGCCCTTGGTGTATCCATGGTGGACAGCTATGGCAAAGTGCGAGATATGAACGACGTCATGCTAGATTTAGCAGATTCATTTTCCAAAATGCCGCGTGACCAAGCTTACACCCTCGCTAAACAAATGGGTTTTGATGATGGCACTTTTAACACCCTTGTGCAGGGGCGTAAAGAATTACAGGAAATTCTGGCAATCCAGAAACAAATGTACCATTCTGATGAAAAAGCCATCGCACAGAGCAAAGAATTAACCAAGCAGCAGGCAATACTAAATGCGCACTGGCAAAGTATGAAGCAACTAGTGGGCGACGCCTTAACACCGATACTGATTGGCTTGGTTAAAGTAGTAAATGGTTTCTTTGAATTCCTGCAACGCCATGAAAAAGTGATTAAAGCCGTATTCCGCACCGCAGCAATAATTATTGGAATGCTGTTAATTCCCACCTTGCTGAGTGCTGGGCGTGCATTACTGGGCTTTATCGCGCCATTTACGCCATTAATCCGCGTGTTTGGACTATTGGGCGCAGCCATCAGCCCAGTTACGATTGCCATTACCGCTTTAGCTGCTGCCTTTGTTTTACTTTATGACGATTACAAAACATGGTCGGAGGGAGGCAAATCCCTATTTAACTGGTCGGCATTTGTGAATGGAATCGAAAAATGCAAACTGTTCGTTGAAAGCCTAAGTGATGCATTTGGTCGATTGAGTGAAAAGGCAAGCGAGGCTGCTGTCAGCATGCTTGCAGCAGCAACTGGCGAGAAAAAGGAAGATATTGCAGGATTTATTGGTGAAAGCGCGTACAGATTAATGCATGGAGGAAAAGATTACAATGAATACAACAATATAAATCCAGCAGGAGATGCGCCTGTACAACCAAGGGTACCAGCCGATAAAGCCAAGGCAGCGGCGGAATATGCAACAAAACATGCCGGAGCAAAAAGCAAAAACAGATGCGGTTGGGCTGTTAATGAGGCGTTTAGAAAACAAGGCATTAAAGTTTCGGGGCACGGGAAAGATGTTGCCAAAAATCTAATCTCTACCGGACAATTCCAAAGCATTCCGTACAGCAAAAACTATGTACCGCAAATCGGCGATGTTATGAGTATACCTGCAGGATACGGACAGCACGCACAGTATGGACATGTTGCTATCTGGAACGGCGCGCGTTGGGTATCAGATTACACCCAACAGGTGCTAAGAGGTAATACAGCAGCAACCAATGATGAGTCATACAAAAATATCCTTAGCGGAAAGGTTACTCCTGTGATCGCGCGTATGAAAACGACTGCGACCGCAGTTTCGAAACCTGCCCAAAATAAAGGAAATATGAACTATGCCCAGCAAGTTTACGCCTCTTTACGGGAGCATGGATTCTCAGCGCAGCAAGCTAGGATAATGACAGCGGAGATTGGTCGAGAAAACTCATTTAATCCAGATTTGCTGTTTGGCTCACACACCGACCCGAAAAATGGAGCAATGAATGTTGGGCTCATTTCTTGGCAAGGTAGTCGAGCAAAAAAACTGCTTGCTTTATTAACCGCTAAGGGCTTGTATAAGAATGGGAAAATGCCTAAATCAAAAGAGTCACTTGATACAATGGTTGAATTTATGTTGTCCGAAATATCCAACAATCCAGCATATTCTAAAACCAAGAACGAATTTTTAAATAATCCTAACGTGGATTACGAAAAAGGACATAAGGTCTTAGGAGAAAATTACATTGGGTGGAGTCACAATGACCCTAGATATAAAAACGGACATGCTAGACGAGATGCCTATTTTGAACAGATGGCTAACATGGAAATGGCGTATAACGCAAATCGGATATCTAAAGGTGTCGCCCAAAACCAACTAGCGAGTACTGGTTCAGTAACTCATAACGACAACAGAAAGCAAGTTAATGTTAATATACCAAAAATGGAAATTAAAACTTCATCAAGTACAGTAAGCGGTAATGCCGTAGCCGCGATGAAAGAACTACAGAACTACACATTTAATCAACTTGGAGTTTCAATGACATGAAAAAGATATTACTAACTTTATTAGGGTTATGTGCTAGCTCATATGTTTTTGCCGAAAGCCCTCAAGTGCAGTACATAAAAGGGATGTACAAAGAAAGCGTAAAGCTTGAGAGCAGAGAAACAAATAATAATCCGTATTATTATTTAAAATACTTTGATAGTAATATAAAAAAAATATACGCAAGAGCCGATAAGTACAACGATATAACACAAGGCACTACAGGCTGCCTTGATTATATGGTTTTGTGGCAAGGGCAGGATTTAAACCCAAAAGCCAAGCTAACATTTACCGAGCCAAGCAAAGGTAGAGTTAAGGTAACAATAGGTGCGACAGAAGGCTTAGAAAGACGCTCGGTCACCTATCAAGTAAAGTGTAATCAACAAGGCAATAGCTGCAAAATCACAGAAATAATCGAAAGAGGTAAGCCTTTCACAAAAGAAATGACAAAGTGTCTTGATAATTTCTACCGTACTGAAATCAAAAATAAAAAGCACTAAAATCAACCATAAAACAATAAATGTAAAGGATTGATGACATGAAAAAGTTAATGCTGGCTGGATTGGTATGCTTAATAGCCGCTACATCTGTATCTGCAAGATCTGCAAATGATTTTAATTGGGAGCAAATCGCCCATACTCCCGATGGCTTTACTTTATATGCAGATAATACTTTTTATGAAGGTCAGGATTTTACATGGGTGATTATTAAGGAGCCTAGGTCGTTTCAAACGCCCAAAGGCAATTCCGCTGATTCCACAATGCTAAAAGTTCATATAAATTGTCAAAAAAATTTAATGAAGATGGCTGATACTGCTTATTTAAAAGATAACAAAATTATCGAGACGGATAATGAGTTTAGGGATAGTGCATATAAAAAAATCGGAGCAGGTACGATGTTTTCAGTGATTGCGAATTGGTATTGTTCTTGAATTAGATTTTGATATAGGAATTTTTATGTCTAAGCCATCTTTGACAAATGAGCTTACTCGCTTGTATGAATTGCTGGAGAAAGGAGCGATTACACAGGAAGAGTACGAGGAACATAAGGCTTTATTATTAAACCAAGCCCGCGGCGCATCATCAAAGAGTGATGAGTACAGTAGTGACCCAGCACAGACAAAACCCGCAGCTGAAGTGCCGCAAATTATCATCAATCAAAGCTCATCAGCGGCAGCGTCATCCAGCGCGACTGCTGTAGCCAAAAATGGCGGCTGTTTAAAAAGCATCTTAGCGGCAATTGGTTTTTTGGTTGTATTTGGCGTAATACTCAAAGCGTGCCATGGCGATGAAAAGGCGGCAGCAAGTACGCCCGCACCAGAGCCGGCAGCTCAAACTGTTACCAATACAGATAGCCAAGAGGATGCTCAGGAAAATATACAAGCCGTATTGCAAAGCGCAAAACAGGAGAATGCAGCAGCAAATGACGAAATAAATACCTTATGGACAAACATGGACGTTGATGTGCGCAACCATTTAAAGCCTCAGCAGCTTGCATGGAACCGGCAAAAGAAAAAGCAGTGCCAGTCAAACCAATACCCTACGCCGGAGCAGAATCAAATTGAGCATTTAAACTGTGAGACAAGCCTAACACATACACGCATATCTGAACTGGAAATACTACAGAATCAGCTATATACGGAAGTAAAGGAGGCAAAGCTACAGAAATTAAAGCAAGAAGCAGATGATTCATTGGAAGTACTACAGACAACATGGGACGCTATACCAGAATCAATTAAGGATCAGTTAAGCTCAAACGTTAAAAGTTGGACTAAGAGTGCGGATAATGAATGCGATTCTGCAAAGCCGGCTGATACAGACGTACAGACAGATATTAACCGGCTCACCTGTAAAATAAAGCTGATGAAAGCCAAAACCAAAGAGCTTGAGGGTTATAAAATTTAATCTTGATTCTGTTACGCAATCAACCACTCTTAGGAGTGGTTTTTTTGCTTGTAAGTTGTTGATTTTATATCACAGATTAATTTTTAGCTATTTGGAATAGCGACTTTTATGCTGAAATATCAGTAGAGTTGCTATAAAATAAAATTAGCAATTCAGGATCTCTTTAAGATAAACAGATAATTGTGCACATAGCAATTTGAATTAATAAAGTAAAGTAGGGAGATAGGATTTGTCTGCTAAGGTAATAAAGACTATCACAGATATTTCCGAGCAAGGAATGTCTGAACCATATCGATGTATAGCTGAAGACGATACCGAGTATTACGCAAAAGGCTTACGATCAACAAGAACCAGTCAGATTAATGAATGGCTCTGTGCAAATATGGCTGCTGCGATTGGACTACCAATAGCGCAATTTAGTTTGTTGGATGTGCCAGAATATCTTTTTGAAGAATTATCAGATCAACAGAAAAAAATAGGGTTAGGATATTGTTTTGGTTCACAAACTGTACATCATGTAACTCTTCTTGAAGAAGCAAATATTAAACACATTCCTATTGAGATTCAGCAACAGATTGTTGCTTTTGATTGGCTTATAAAAAATGGCGATCGAACACGTGGAAACCCAAATTTGCTCTATCAGCCGACCAGCAAAAAAATAGTAGTTATCGATCACAATTTAGCTTTTGATAAGGAGTTGACTGGTGGTGAATTTTTAGAAAATCATATATTTAGAGATGCCATGCTAAGCATAATTTCAGATTATGTTTTACAATCTGAGCTAATTGATTGTTTAATCCCTGCATTGCGCGCATATCAGAATGCGTGTAATAATCTTCCCCCTGAATGGCGCTGGTTGAATAACGAGAGAGATTTGAAAACAGAATATAATTTTCAATTTTCCCTAGATACGTTGAATAGATTAAATAATGGACAATTATGGAGACTGACTTGAATAAGCTAGCAATGCGTTTTGCAGTCGTCCGCTTTATGCCTTATGTTCAGACTCGCGAATTTGCAAATGTCGGAATTATTTTAATTTGCCCTAGAACTGGTTTTTTTAACTATAAATTAGAAAATAAATATCAGCGATTAAGTAGATTTTTTAAATATTTTGATGCCAAAGTCTATAAACAAGCGATTCAATCTTTTTCTGATGAGTTAGAGAGAATAAAGAATAATTTAGAAAGTAGTTCTGATAAAAATCCAGAAATGCTCCGAGCGTTGTTTGATCATTTAGCCAGACCTAGAGATGCAATTATTTGCACAAGCGACATAGGTGTTACAACAGGAATAAATGAACTAAAGGAGTTGGATCGTCTCTTTAGTTATTTTGCGGAACATAGTTTTGCTAAAGAGCAGCATGAAGAGCTATTAACAAAGCAAATTCAAAATATGATTAAAGATATACAGACAGCATCCCCTTTTGTTCAGACAAAAATTGGTGATGCCGAGTACTGTGCGAATTTCCCAATGGTTCAGAAGCAGGAAGATAAAATAATTAAAATTATCAAACCTTTATATCTTGGACAGGATAATTCTAGCGATATTATACAGAAATCTGATAAATGGATTTCTATCATTAATAGACTTAGAGCTTTTTCTTCTATTGAACAGGATACCAAAATAATGTTTCCTTTTGAAAGTGCACAAGATCAGAGTGCAGCTCAAAAAAAAGCTTTGGATCTGATAATCAATGATACAAGAAATGCAGGGATTGAGTTGGTAAACAAGGATGATACTGCTGAAATAAAAAGATTTGCCCTGAGCTAAAATCAAATATATTTTTAACAAAAATTTTTAAGCAACTCTATTATTGAATTGCTTTTTTGTTGACAAACTGATTTAGTATTGGCATGATTGATTTATGAGGTGTAGAAACCTTTTAACAAGCCGCATCACGGCGGTAATCGTGACTTTTTTGTGCCTGTAAAATCTCCATGTCTACTTATCCTCTTGACATGTGATTCCTTTTTATGGCCGAGAGGGTGAAGAATACAATACCCGCAAGGGAAATAATTCCAGCCTACTTGTTAAGGTTTTCTAACCTCTTGGCCACCCGTTAGGGTTAATTTAGAAATTAATAACAAGGAATCTATCATGAACGCATCTTTTTTTGTCCCAGTATTTTCAGGTAGCTTTAACACTCAAACTCAATTGCTTTGTAATGCGCGCGATTTGCATAAAGCTTTGCAAGTTGGACGTAAGTTTGCAACATGGATTACAGAACGCATCAAAGAGTATGGTTTTATTGAAAATCAAGACTTTATAATTGCTTCCCAAAATCGGGAAGCAAGAAAAAATCAGCATGGCGGGCATAACAGGATTGATTACCACTTAACATTAAATATGGCTAAAGAGATGGCGATGGTTGAGAAAACCGAAATCGGTCGCCAAGTCCGTCGCTATTTTATTCGGTGTGAAGAAGAGCGGTATGGCAGTATGCACCACGTGGCCATTAACCACCTAATCAGCAAAGAGCAAGCCGACAACATACAGTTAGCAGTTGAACAGCGCAGCCAGCGTACAGGCGAATCGTACCAGAAGATATATGCCGGCTTACATGCTTACCTGAGAATCGATAGCTACAGAACCATGCCGGTAGAGCACTACACCGCAGCACTGAAATACTTGGAAAGCGTGCCGGATGCACCGGAGCTATTCAAACCGGCTGTTACCGACAAGCAGGTGTTGCCTAACATCAACAAAGATGGCAGATGGCTGGTGATAGTTAAAAACAGCATAGCTACCCATGTTGAAAATATAAATGGTTACAACTGTATCAATGTGGATGTGTTTAAAAAATTACGGATGCAAACAAAGCAACAAGCTGAATACTTACTGGAATTAGCAAAACGGATGAGAGCAATAGACGGTGAGTGCAGCAATTCACGACTAGATGTGCCTATTGAAGAGTTGCACCCTAACTTTATTATTTGATTTTGTAACAAAATCAAGCCAGCCTAGTGCTGGCTTTTTTATTGGAGGTTATATGCTGCCAATTGAGGGTATTCCGAACGTGCCAAACTTCAAAGGGCTCAATACCGCAGGCACCAATGCCTTAATCAGCTTAGGAGGCGCAGCATTGATTAATGCTGTGTTTGGTAATTACTGGGGCGTATTCAATGAATATGGCATCCCGATTTTGCTGGCTGATAACGTGATTTCCATGAAATACAACAATACGTCCAAGATAGCGCAGGCACCGGTAGAAAAAGGTTCATTTGCCTGTTACAACAAAGTAGCCAATCCGTACAAAGCCACCGTTCAGCTATCTAAAGGAACGGGCGGGACATTAATGCGTGGCGCGTTTATTGGGCAGATTGAAACATTGGCGGCAAGTACGCTTAAATTTCATATCATCACGCCTGAATACGTCTACACCAATGCCTGTATTACGGGGTATGACACAGCAAGAGAGGCGTCGGATGGTGCGCAATTGATTAAGGTTAATCTGCATTTAGAGGAAGTGCGGGAAGTGGTGGTGCAGTACGACACCGAAGAGGTTAAAAATCCGGATGATGCAAAACCCAAAGACGGAGGCGAAAAACAGCCGGGAAAAGTTAATGAATCGCTTCTTTCTCAGATTGTGAGTAGTGCGAAAGGATTATTTAAATGACAATTGTGACAATTCCACTTGATACATACCCTAATCAAACCGTTTCATGCATGATTAATAACAAACGCTGGAATATCAGCTTGTTTACACGTCTTGGGCAGTTGTATGCCAGCGTAGAAAATAGCAAAGACGGTGTCATAGTACATAACCGCGTATGCCTGAATAAAACACCAATCACAAAAAATCTGGTGTTTATTGATACCAATGGCGATGCAGATCCAACCTATACCGGCCTGAATGGCCGGTTTCTTTTGGTGTATAGCGATGAAGCGTAAGCAGATTAAAGTAACCATATTACTGGTAGGCAAAGACGAGAAAGGCGAACAGATTGTTTTTGTGGACAAGGCTAATCAGATGAGTGCCACGGGCTTTCGTGTATCGTGCGATATCATGTATGGCTATGGCGCAGTCATGCCTACCGCGCAAATTCGCATCTATGGTCTAACTTTGGAAAAAATGACCAAACTCTTGCGCGTGCGCTGGAACACTATGGGCGCACTGATGAATCGCGTAAAAATTGAGGTTGGTGATGAGGGTGAGAAATTACTTAACGAATTTGAGGGCAATATAACCTTTGCTTATCCGGACTTTTCTACTGCGCCCGATGTTTGTCTGGTGATTGAATCACAGGCTGCAGCGTTTGAAAGCGCAAAGCCGGAGAAGCCATATGAGCACAAAGGTGAAATTGATGTGGCTGATCTCTTCAAAGAGATTTGTGATGATATGGGCTACCAGCTTGAAAACAATGGCGTATCCATCAAAGTACAGAACGTTACCCTGAACGGCTCGAATCTGGACAAACTAAAGGCACTGGAACGGGCTCATAAACTAGATATGTACATTGAAAACCGGCTCATTGCCATTACACCAAAGGGTGGTTCAAGAAATCTAAAAATTCCGGTAATTACACCAACCTCAGGCCTGATTGGCTATCCCACACCTGATATTCGTGGCGTGACATTTAAGTGTTTATATGACCCATTATTGCGCTTTGGTGGTATCTGCAAAATCAAGGATAGCATCGTCGAAGTGTGTAATGGCGAATGGCGGATTTATGGGATGTACAAAAGCTTAGAAGCCAATCAGCCGGATGGTAACTGGTATTGTGAAATAGCAGCCACATGGAGGGACAGTCAAGATGCTGCAATCAGCAAATAACAACGAACAAATTAGCAATCTCAATATTAATCATTCACTGGGCGGGGCTGCTGAATTTAACGCCGTAGTAACAAATCTAATGTCAAAAATCCAGACCATTACAGTAGTGAAAGTGGTGGCTGTTTCTGGCACTGGCGTCAGTCCTGTAGGAGAAGTGGATGTACAGCCATTGGTACAGATGCTTGATGGTGCTGGTAATGTCTATCCGGTTGGCCGAATATTCAGCGTGCCCTATTTTCGGCTACAGGGTGGCGCGAATGCGATTATCTGCGACCCAGCAGTCGGGGACATAGGCTTATGCGCATTTGCATCGCGGGACATATCTGCCGTTAAGCGCAATAAAGCAGAATCAGCGCCAGCCAGTCGCAGACAGCATGATTGGAATGATGGCTTGTATATTGGTGGTTTTCTGAATGGTACGCCGGCGCAGTACGTGCAATTTGCCAGCGATGGCATCGTTATACATTCACCCACAGGAATTACTTTAGAGGCACCGTCCATCAAGCTACAGGCATCATCAGTAACCACCCAAACCGGCAGCTTTGCCGTTAATGCCAGCCAGACCGCACAGTTTACCGGTGGCGCAGGCATCAGCTCAGATGGGGACGTAAAAGCAGGTTCTGTTAGCCTGAAAAATCACACCCATAAAGGCGTAACTACAGGCGGGGGTAACACAGGGAAGCCCAATTCATGAAAACATTATTTTTAATGCCTGATAGTTGGGATTTGGTACTGGACGCAAATGGCAATATTGCCGTAGCTGAAAGCACCTACCAACAGGCGCAGGACATAGCCAGTGCCTGCCGGACAATGAAGCAGGATATGTACTTTAATCAGCAAGAGGGCATTCCTTATTTAACAGAGATTCTTGGCAACGGACGCTATCCCTTGGCGTTATACCGCAAATATCTACAGGATGCCGCATTAAGCGTGCCGGGCGTATTAACCGCACTGCCGGAGCTGTATCTTGCGAATGACCGGATTGTGCGCGGAATGATTAAATTCACTAATGACAAGAATCAGACAGGGGTAATTGACTTATGAGCATTCCACAATTACAGATAACCGATGACGGCATTTTAGCCCCCTCCACAGATGAAGTAATTGGCGGGCTGTGGGATATGTTTAAAGCGGCATTTGGCAAAGATTTAAATACAGCCATGAACACCCCACAAGGGCAGTTGGTTACATCATTAGCAGCCATCATCACAGATGAGCGCAACCAGATGATCAGCCTGTTAAACCAGTTTGACCCTCGTTACGCGCAGGGGATATGGCAGGACGGACTGGGCTATATTTACTTCATGACCCGCAAAATGGCAACACATTCCAGCGTTGAGTTAGTGCTAACCGGCTTAGCTGGCACAATTATCGCCGCAGGAACATCGTTTAATGACGATAATGGTAATACGTGGCAAATAACCCATAAAACGGTTATCGGCAGCGATGGTAAAGCCATAGCACAGGCTCAATGCACAACTTCGGGGAATATTAATGCTGCGCCGGATACGATAACAACCATACCAAAAGCAATTGCCGGACTAGACCGGATTACCAATCCCTATGCGGCAATTGCTGGCGTGAACGAAGAAAGCCGCGTTGATTTTGAAAAGCGACGGCACGCATCAGTAGCCATCAATAGCAAAAACACCAATGCCTCGACATATGGCGCAGTGGCTGATTTGCCTGATGTAAAGGACGTTTATGTAATTGACAACCCAACCGATGCAACAATTAACGTAGGCGCAACCAATTATCCGGTTATTCGCAACAGTATTCTGGTATCGGTAGTGGGAGGAAATGATGAAGCAATAGCACGCACCATTTTAAACAAGGCAGGGTCGGGTTGTTCATTTAACGGCAACACAGAATGCATTATTGCTGATACGGAGAATTTCCCTGTACGACCACCCACTTATACAGTTAAATTTTTACGGCCGGCCATTGTGCCGGTTTTTTTTCAGGTAACGGTTGATGATAAAGATTCATTATCCCATCAGGACAGCGAAGCGATAAAAGCTGCGATTACCAAAGGGTTTGCCACAGGCGCCACTAAAGCAGCCATAGGCCAACCTGTTATTGCCTCCAAGTTTATCTGCCCTGTAGCAGCCGCAATCCCTCATTTAAGTGTTATTTCATTGCGCATCAGCAAAAATGACACAGAATGGGTGGATATACTCAATATGGGCGTTGATGAATTTCCGACTACAACCATTTATCAGATAAAAATCGCATGAAAAATATCCAAGATACATTGATGTCGCAGTATGCAAACAGCCCGATTATCTGCAATCTGATTGCCAGTATTAATGATTGCATCGACCCGGAAAAATCAATTACTGATTTTTATAAGCTTGCATTCAATATAAAAACAGCGCAGGGATTTGGACTGGATATCTGGGGACGGATTGTTGGCGTAAATCGCAATATCAGCATCCCGCCAGACGATGTTGAAGCATTCGGCTTTAAAACCAGCCCGCAATCATTTCAACCGTTTAATAGCCAGCCATTTAGTTCGGCGGGCGCGCGGTTCAGTGCATACAGATTATCAGATGAACGTTTTCGCACACTGATTATGATTAAAGCGGCGGCCAATATCCTTAATACCACCGCGCCGAATATCAACAAATACCTGCGCCTAGTATTCCCAGATAAACGCGTGTACTTTTTAATTACCGGCCACATGAAAGGCCGGTATTTTTTTGAGTTTATCCCTAACAAATTTGAGCGACACATCATTTACAACTTAGGCTTATTGCCTCGACCAAGCGGTGTATTAATTGATTACCGAGAATCCCCACCAACGGGGATTTTTGGTTTTTCCGGAACAGGTTTTCAACCATTTAACCAAGGAAGTTTTGCATGAGTAAAAATCCAGTATTGATTCCACGTCCATTTGCTGTAAACGGCAGCAAAAACAGTATTCATGACACCCGACAGGCAGGGCAAGACCCCGAAGACGCGACATGGAGCGATGGCTTTCCGAACGTTACCATGCAGCCAGTAGAATCAGGAGGATTACCACCGAAAGGCATGGACTTTAACGGCATCTTTAACGCCTTATCTGATACCGCAGTACATCTACAGAAAGGTGGCTTGTTTTATTTTGACAAGGTCTATTCCGATTCATTTAGTGGCTACCAAACCGGAGCTATCCTGATTTCAGATGATAACACCAAGTTATTTATTTCAACCAGCGATAACAATACCAATAACCCTAACCAAAACACCAAAGGCTGGAAGATTCTGGCCGGCGTTGGCGTAAATGCAGATACGGCTACAAAGCTACAAGCGACGTGCAAAATCAACGGAGTTGAATTTGATGGCAGTACAGATATTAATGCTACACCAGCCGGTGCCGTACAGTTTTTCGCCATGTCAACGGCTCCTGTAGGTTGGGTAAAAGCTAATGGTGCCGCCGTATCCCGTGCACTTTACGCCAACTTGTTC